CTTCGCTGCACTCATTAAGCACCGTGCTATTCAGTCCTTGACTGATCAGCCCGATTTGCCCCAGGATTTTCCTGGGTACGGATCCACGTGGACGTCGGCCACGCAACTTCCACCATTTTGGTGCAAGCTCACTCCATGGTTGGTACCAATCATGGAGCGGGGATGTGAGACTAAGGTCGAAGCGACCAGAGTCCAACACTTGGTCACCAGCAGGAACTTTCCTGCTGGGGGCTCGGCGACTAGGGAGGAGTCCTTGCTTAAGCACGCGAGGACTCTGTTTTCTCACCAGTCTGTGTCCGTTGAGCGTCGAGAGATTCTCGAACGGCTTTCTTACCTAATAGGTAAGCAGACAAAGAGATTTTGTGACGAGGCTGGTTATACCAGCCTCGGGCACACGTCGTTGACATCCAATGCTTCATTGGATTCAACGACTGACATGGGCGGACGAGCAGTCGAGGTCGGAACAAAGTTCCGATCTTGGCTCAGTTTCGTCCCGGACCACACCGTCTTAGAGACGACGTGGTTCGGTAGGTCCTACTGGCTAGAAGCCGGTAGGCCCCGTTGGCAAACCATGTGCAGATCTGATCTGCGCCATGAGTTGCACCATGAGGTCGGCGAAAGCGACGACCGCATGGACCTCGATTTTGAAAATTTCAAACTCGAGGATCCGCTGTACGGATTGGACGATACAACAGGCTATCAGCTGTTGCAGTGGTCCATCGAAGAGGGCCTAAAACAAGGAATCCTTGTAGGCTCCCCGTACTATAGCGAAAAGGGGATTGCTTCAATCCCTGGCCGATACCCTGCAATCAGGGCATCAGCTATTGGCGAACCCGGGGCAAAGTCCCGGGTTGTCACAGTGGGGGAAGACTGGCTGACAATGTTATTGCAGCCATGGTCCCACCACGTGATAGGTGCTTTAAGAAACCACCCATCTGCCACCTCGGGTCTTACCCGAGGATGGCAACTCTTTGAGTGGGTGAAGAGACAGGGAAGTACCTGTCCTCCACCTAAAGGCGATCGCTACTTCTTAAGTAGCGACCTGAGTCAAGCGACAGATTTCTGTCTCCATGACACAAGTCAAGCAATGCTTGACGGCCTTCATCGTGGGCTGGAACGGGCTAGTGACCCGTACTTCCAGCTGTGTTCTCGGCTGCTTTGCAGCCCGAGAATCTACGAGTCGGACTTCGACGTAGGGTTCCAAAGGAACGGGGTCAATGACCCAACCTACTTCGACATGCCGACCACCCGGGGCATCTTAATGGGTGACCCGGGTGCGAAGATTGTCTTGACCATGCACAACCTTTGTGCAGAGGCCGAGGCATACCTTCGATATGTCTACAACTTAGTAGACACGTCAGATGCAGAGTTTCTCTGGCATCTGAAGCAGATGCAAG